TAACACCTGTCCCGTTGTATCCGGCAATAGATGTTCCAGTTGTTGTGTCATTAGAGCATTGGCTACCATCTGCACCAATAATATTGACCGTAATTAACCGCTTTAACGGATTGTAAAAACTCAGCGTGACGGAGTTGCCAATCACAAAGTTTGGAGCCGTTGTGCAATAAGGATAGGCATAGGTCGTCACCGAAAGAGCGGAGCTGTCCGTTGTGAGTTGACTGTCTTTTCTGCGCACCCGTGTATAGATGGTGTAAGCGGTATTTGCCGCCCTTCCGCTGATGGTGTATGTCCCAGAAGAGGCGTTCGTGCTTCCTACTGCCGTCCATGACCCGCTCCCGATCTTGTACCAAACATAGTCGATGGTGCTGTCGGAAGTCCACCTGATGGTAATGGTGGTTTCTGTTTTTTCTGTGTTGGACTGCGTGACCGTGGCGTACCGCGGAATCTTGTCCAGCACCGCCGTTCCGGATCCGGATGCCGTATATCCGGACATAGACGTACCAGATGGTCCTGTGCAGCTTCCGGAAATGGTGATGGATTTGCTGCCGTCCGCATTGTGCGCCACGTTGTTCAGCGTGTAGCTGGCAATGTTGATATAGCTCTGGCCGACCGATCCGTACCACGATGTCGTTCCATAGGTTGACCCGTTGACGGTCAACCGAAATGTCCAATGTCCGTATGTTGGCTCCGTGGTCGTTGTCGGGTCCTTGCGGATGTATAGTTTTGCGGTCACGTTTGATGTATTCGCCGCCGACCCGTTACTGGCGCTTGTCCAGCTGATGTAGCCTTGCATCGTTCCGGACTGTGTTAAATTTATCGTCCCGCTTGCCATCAGCGCACCCCCTCAACGTATGGCACCAGTCCGACGCCCCTATTTGTCGATATCTGGATTGGAATGTACCGCATGGTTTGTGCCAGCGTAAAATCGTACTCCACCTGCGCGTTCCGCATGTGGAATTCCTGCGCCGCCGCCCAATAGATCTTCGTGCCATTCCGGTCGTACCCGGCAAACCCGTCCGTCGCGTTCATAACGACGTAACTGCCGTCCGATCCGTAGACTTTCAGTCCGGTATTATCGGCCCGGACCACCAGGTTGTTTGCTGCATCGTAAACTTCCAGAACGCCGCTGTCATTGTCCTGGCTGCCCAATGTCAGCGTGCCGCCCCGGATCCGGTTGGCCACCATGGTGCCGGTGCGGACAAAATCCGCGCTGAAGCTGCCGTCAATCGTCCATGCTGACACAAACGGCCCGTTGTACCCGTTGTTGGAAAATGCAATGCCGCCGTTATTCATGCGGATCAGATTGACTGCGCTGCCAATGCTGGGTTGATCCATGACCAGCAGCTCCGCCGGCGTGCCGTCCGGGTTGTACACAAACGTGATATACCCACCCAGACCGCCGGTGATCAGCTGCGATTGATAACTGACCCAGGACCGCAGACTGCTGACAGCGTTCTGCGTCTGGTTGGTGATCGTTTCCCCCATCTGACTGATGGTGGAGGCCAGCGTGGTTTTAGCGTTTCCGACCTCTATGCTGTCATACCGCTCCTTCAGTACGTTATAGACCGTCTTGACCACCTTGGCCGTTGCGGTAACGCCCAGTTTGTCGTAATAGACGGAAATGGTATCGCACAGATTGACCCGCTCCAGCACGGCCAGATCCCGGTAATTCTCGGTCTGCCACAGCGGTACAAACTTGATGGTGATATTCACGTCCGGGATTCCGATGTTGTTGTCCTCGATGTACTTTTCCGCCCGCGTCCGCAGTTGGTCTTCTGTCGGCATTTCTTCAAAATCTGATGTAAAATCAACTACGCGGGTCCGTCGGTACGGATAATTGTCCGCATTGGCGCTCCAAATCGCATTTTCCGGCAGCGTGACGATCTTGCCGGTCTCGTCACTCGCCCAGAACGGGCATACACCGGTGATCGTGCCCTCGATGTTTTCCTCCTGCTTTAGATCCGTCAGGTTTTTTCCGTAGCGAATCACGACGCCGGTGTTGGTGCCCCGGTTCAGGTGCAGCTTAACCGTCCACCGGTCAAATTCGTACTCCCCTTTCCCGTACACGTCGGTGATGGAATTCTGCTGTCCATTCAGGATCGCCCGAAACTGCTCCGGGTGCAGCAGCGTGAACGGCCCGTCCACCTCTTTGTCCGTCCAGACCTCGAAGGGACAGTCCTGGGCCGCATGCTGGACCATCTGATTCAGCGCGTCGGCGCAGCTGGTGGCCGTGAACGGCATGACCGGTATATGGTTCAGCTGATAGCTGATATGCTCCGCGTATATGGTACATTTACCGTTCAGCGGCTTGGTGATTTTGTAAATTCGAAATGGCTGACCCGTCTTCCCGTCCGCCGGTACCGCCCAGATGATCCGGCTGTGCGTGATATCTGAGAAGTGCCGCCCGCCTACCGGATATTGCATTTCCAGCTCATAGGCACCGTTGCGCTCCTCTGTTACCTTGCAGGTAATTGCGTCGGACAGCCCGCCCAGGCCATTGGTGGCAAATGCGGTCTCGCCGGCATCGTATAAAATTGGGATCATACCGTCCACCACCTTGGCGTAATAATGACCTTCTCGATGTTGTCGGTCATCCTGATCGACGTCTCCCCCGCCTCCAGGACGGGAAATTCTCCGCTGATCGTGATGTAGCTGTTTGCATTGTTGGCCCCGAAATGGGCATCCATCACGGCGCAGTCGATGTCGATGTAATCAAAATCGTTTTCCTTGACCGTGACGGCCACGCCGCCTACACCGACGGTCCCGCTCCCATAGACGGTTATCAGCGGTCGCGCTGCATACAGCGTCGGGTTGGTGATCGTGCCATCTGCGGAAAAGGTGACCGGTATGTTGCCGGACACCAGAAACCGCTGCGGCATACAGTCAAATGCGATGTCAAACTCTCCCGATTTGTTGTAAGGTCCTGTTTTGGGCGAAATGCCGCCGGTGTAGGACGCCATGCGGAATTCGCTGGGATGATAGGTGTCCGTCAACATGAAATACCCGCGCTTGGACAGCATGGCCGCCTTGAACAGATCGAACCGTGTATCAAACTGCCTGCTGATGAAGCAGGGGTAGGTAATTTTGATGTTGTCAAACCGGCCATTGTCCATCAGCAGATCCCCGGATTTGCCGGGGATCGATACGCTTTCCACGTCCCGCACCGGCGCGTCATAGGTGCCGGTGCCGCTGATCCAGACACCATACGCATTGCTGACAATGTCGTCAAAAGTGAAATAGGTGCCAAACTGCTGGATGTCGCTCATGCAAACGCCGCCTCCCTTCTCCGGATCTGCTGATCGATCCGCTCGCTGACGATGTCCGCCAGCTCCTCCACGTCTTGGCCCGGCTGGGCGTAGACATTTACGACCACATCGCCGTAGGTGTAGCTTTCCGACCGCATGCCGGCCTCCGCCGCGTCCCGGATCATGGCGTACAACGTGGACTGCCCGATCACGATCTCGCCGCCGCTTCCGTCTCCAAATCCCTTCAAGCCGGACGTTGTTGCCAAAACCGTTGGCTGTGTGAACATGACGGGATTGTTATAGGCCTTGCGGTACCATTCCACGCTGATCCGCGGAATGCTCGGCGGCGCCAAGCTGAATCTCCCGGAAATGGAGAAGTGCGGCAGTTTGATATGCGGAAGCTGGAGATGGCATCCGGCGAAGAATCCTTTGATTCGGTCAAGACCGCCGCTTACGATGCCCTTGGCGTTTTCAATCATCGAGGAGAAGGCTCCCTTGATGTCGTTCAGTTTGCCTCGGGCGGCAGATAAAGCATCACCGAGTTTGCCGCCGGTCAGGTTGCTGATCGCGTTGAAACCCGTCTGCCAGATATTTTGATACCCGTCCACGGCAGTTTTGATGATGCCTTTGATCCCGCCGCCGCTTTCGGCAACCTTTGCTTTCACGTTGTCCCAGGTCTCTTTCGTCTTGGCTTTGATGTTGTCCCACTTCTCGGACACCCAGCTGCCGACCTTATTTACCGCGTCGCTGACCGTTGTTTTTACGTTATTCCAGGCATTGGACACGGTTTCCTTGACGTTGCTCCAGGCCTCTGATGTCCATTCTTTGATGTTGTTCCATTTTTCGGACACCAAGTCCCCGACAGCTGTGGCGGCGTCAGACACCTCCGTGGTGACGGTTTCCCACGTTTGGGAAAACCACGCTGTGATCTTGCCCCAGTTTTGGATTACCAAGACAACGCCGGCGACAGCCGCCGCCACTCCTGCTATCACGCCGATGACGGGCAAAAGAGTCGATCCGAGCGCTGTAATCGCGGGAATCAGACCGCCAGCCGCAGCAATAGAAGACGTCAGCCCGCTTGCGAAGGTCATTACGGTTGCTATTCCGCTGCCAAGTTTGTTCACAATTGTCAAAACCGGCCCGATTGCGGCCACAACTCCCGCAACTGTCAGGATCGTTTTCTGTTGGCTCTCATCGAGGCCGCTCCACCATTCGGCGGCCTTCTGGACAGCCTCGCCCACCGACTCAATGGCCGGCGTGAGCGATTCCAGCAGCGTGGCTCCAACTTCAGCGCCAACGTCCTTTACATTGTTCATTACGACCCGGAACCGGTCCGTAGCGTCCAATGTCGCATCAAATGTGGTTGAGGTCGCGTCGCCCCAGTCCTGGATCGTGTTTGAAAATTCGTCGAAGGACAACCGCCCGTCCTTGATCGCCGCAGTCAGCGCCGGGCCCGCCTTCTTGCCGAACAGGTCCATGACTGCCTGCATCGCTTCGGTGTCGCTGGAAGCATCTTGCAGCTGTTTTTGCAGATCGGACAGCGCCTGATCCATGGTTTTCCCTTGGCTTGTCGCATTCGCCAGGGCTTTTTTCAAGCCTGCCATGACGGTGCCGCTGTCCAGACCGATTTTATTTAATTTTGACAGGAATCCCACGGAGGCATTGACCCCGAAGCCCATTTCCTTCAGTGCCGCGGCATTGGTCGTCAGGTCCGACGACAGTTTGTCCACCGATACCCCAGTATTCTGGGACGCCTTGGTCAGCATATCCAACACGCCGCCGGCATCTTCGCTTTTCACGTTGAATGCCGCCATTGCCGCCTGCACGTTATCTATGGCGCTGGAAACATCTGTGTCGTTGATCTGCGCAAATTGCAAAAATTTCTCTGACAGCTTTTCCAGATCCTCACCGGCCAGATCGAACCGTGTCGCAACTTCTCCGATTGCTGTACCTGCTTCTTCAAATGATACTGGCATGGTCTTTGCCAGGGCTTTTGCCCGGTCCTGCATATCGGTCAGTGCTTCCCCCGTGGCACCCGTCTTCTTGATGACAATATCCATGCCCTTATCGACATCGTTAAATGCGGCAATCGATGCGCCTCCGACGGCCATAATCGGCATGGTTACTTTTTTTGTTAATGCGTCGCCAACCGTGCCGATGGCGCTGCTGGTTTTATCCAGCTTGTCAGCCGCCGTTTTCAGGTCATCGCTGAACGCCTTGACCGGGTTGGTATCCTTCAGCTCTTTTTGCAGATTATTCAGTTCGGTGCTCGCGTTGGCCAGGGCCTCTTTCCACTTCTGTGTCCGGCTGTCCGCTTCTCCGTATTTCTCGGTGGACTGTTCCACCATCTTTTTGGCTTCCTCAACCCGTGTTTTCTGAAGCTCAATCTGCTTATTCAGATTTTCGGCCTTGGCTTTTGCCTTCTCCATGGCCGTCGTGTTTTTATCAAAACCGGATGCCGTTTCCTGCATCTCCGCCTTCAGCGTTTTCTGCTGCTGGATAATATTCTGCAGTTGTTTCCGGTATTCAGCCTCGCCGTCTATGCCGATTTTCGGCCCGATGTTTACGGCCATTGGTTTTTCACCTCAACTTTATGGCTTCTTCAAAATCTGTGATTCTTTTTTTCTGCACTTTCGGCAGTGCCGTTCCCTCATAGACGGAAAGACAGGCGATCATATCCTGCATTTCGCCGAAACGCAGTGTCAGGACCTCTCGCCTGCCCATCCCTAACTTGCGGCCGTAGAACAGGTACCAGCTCAGATTTAATCTGACGGACCTGCTTCTCCGGCCTCGTTTTCCGTTTTTTTTACAGGCTCGGTCTCTACGGTGGTTTTGCCGTCATCGGCAAAGACGGACAGGGCCTGCAGAAACAGGTCGTTAAACTGTTCATTATCAAGCATCATAATTTCCCGGATAGAAACCGGGTCTGGCTCATGCGCCGGGTCAATGTAATTTGCGTAATCCTCATACGCCCGGTTCAGAGCAACGATGAAGGTCGCCGCCGCTTTTTGCGCCGTGGGATAGTTCCCGTTGATAAGTTCGTTGAA